GTGCGATATAGTTTATTTTATAGATACAAAACTGTACTTACGGGATCGCCGAAGGCGGATCCGCTGCGTACAGAATTGGGACATTCAGAAAGTAAAAGAAATTAAAATCTGGTCCCATATTATAATATGTTGTTATGTAGGACAAATTCGCATTTTTACCAGAACCTGCTGGATTGAGTCGAGCAAAAATTCTAAATGAATCAGTTCTGGTCTCATATTCAGAGTTACCAGTTCCACGATCCATTGTAGGAATCATACGAAAACGTGAATACATAGGTATGTTTGCAGATAAACCTGCTTGTGTTTTTTGATTGGTTACGGCCATACCAGCCATACCTGAATCCACATCATTATCTATGAAATGGACATTAAATACAGAATCGTTGACACCAACTGCAACGTTATCATGTCTACTATAGTCAGCAACACTCAACGTTTTATGAGCTCGTGCAATAGCTAGATTATCTACTAGTTCTGGCGATGACACATTAACATGATAGGTTACACTACCTCTCATTCCAAGGAATAGGGGTGCTAACCAAGAATAAGCGGTGTGAGGTATATAGTTGTACCTTGGATTCCCAGTTTGATTCGTTTGGTGGAAACCATCCAAATCATAACCAGGAACTAATGGCATTCTTGGAAGAATATGATTAGCATATTTAATCAGGCTAGTTGTATCAGACTCAAATGTCTGTTTTAAATACTCATTTGTTCGGTGTAGCAATGGTCGGAGAGATATGTGATCTTCCCCCATTGTGACAAGAGATAAAGCAGAAACGGTATTCTCAACAGAAATCTGATTGGTGTCTAAACTTTCAACTGATGATTGGGGACGCCATGCTGTTGTCGATTTGGAAACTTGCACGGGATCGTTGAATTTAAGATTCGGACAACCCCTAACAAAAGCCATTATATCAATTGTAGCTCCAGTAGCCGGCCCAGTAAGTTGAGTCAAGACAGTCATGACAAGTTGCCCATTGTTGATCAAGACGGTATCACCACTTTCAACATGGGCACTGTCAAAACTATTTCCATCTGTTCTAAACCACTGTGAAACTGTAGATCCTGGTAAATATGTTTGCAACCATGGATCTGCTTGATTGTAAGGTACAGTGAAAACAAATTCTTCAGATTGAGAAAAATCCCACACTGCTGCATGTGTTTCAGTTGGATTGGTACCAGAAGGCGAAGCTTGGAGTGGATCCCATGTAATAAGTACTCGTCCAGAATGATATTTAGTTTTGTTGGCAACAAATCTAAAAGAAATGTCGCCACGCCAAAATCTAAACATTCTGGATACGTGCATCATTGGAGTACAATAATGCTTGCTATATGAGCGCCCATTTATGGTCTCCGATGCAGCCCTACACAATCCTGGTAAAACTAAGGAAGCAAACAACTTAGTACCAACAGCTTGAGCTTCGGTCATGTCTGTTGTAATTAAGTAAGACTCACGAGTAACCAGACTCTCAATAGACAATTCATCAGTACCATCCAAACCAACTGTTCTAGAATCAACACAAAGTTCATTCTTTGCGTCAACTGATAGTTTTTCAACTGGA